AATTGGGAGATAATTGGGAGATAATAAACTGATTAACGTGGTATTATGGTATTAAGGCAAGGATAAGTAAAAACAACACGCACACGATGGCTGAATAACTCCAGTTAAACTATTTTTTGTATCTCCTTATAAATTATTAGTTAATTTTTTTCATGTTACGGATTACCTTGCCTCTTTATTTTTAATACAAAACACGGTCACTGGATGTGGCCTTTTTATTTTGTCCAAATAAACAAAGCAGGGAGGAGGGCATGGGTAATAGCGAACTAGCGAAAAAAGACTACCAGGCAGGAATGAAGTACAAAGACATTGCCAGCAAGTATGATGTCTCAATCAACACTGTGAAATCTTGGCAACGTAGGCATGGATGGACTCGCAACAAAAAGGGTGCACCCAAAAAACCAAGAGGTGCACCTGTAGGTAATAAGAATGCTGTAGGGCACGGAGCGCCTAAGGGGAACTCAAATGCTGTAACGCACGGTCTGAGAAGACGCTACTTGCCAGAGGGTATATCTGAGCTGATAGATGAAGTTGAAGCTATGAGCCCTATTGATATCCTTTGGGAAAACATCACGCTAGCCTATGCTAATCTGCTGCACGCTCAGCGCATCCTGTTTGTAAATGATGTAGAAGACACTACCAGCCTTGTCGCAAGCACAGCTAAGGGTGGTATAGCTTATGAACATCACACAGCCTGGGATAAGCAAAGCAAAGCACTCAGTGCTATAACAAGAGCTCAATCAGAGCTAACACGCATGATGAAAACCTACGATGAGCTGACACGTTCGCCACTCGCTACTGAGGAGCAACGTTTGAGGATTGATAATCTGAAAGCCCAGTTAGGCTCTAACGATGAGAGCGATACGGTCATTACTGGATTTACATTTGATAGGAGTGAGTATAATGGCAATACTGAACCTAGCCAAACTGATTAACCCAGTATTTGATGAAGTGCTCCACACTCTCAAGAGTCATGTGGTCCTCAAGGGTGGCCGTGCATCTACTAAGTCATCTGTAGTCTCTATTGACCTTGTAAATGATTTTATCAATGATCCTATGGGCAATGTGGTAGTCTTGCGCAAAGTTGGAAAGTACCTGAGGATGTCAGTATATGAGCAGATAAGATGGGCTATCTATGAGATGGGGCTAGCTAATCAGTTCAAATTTGGGAAGTCTCCCTTACAGATAACTCACAAACAAACAGGGACGGCTTTTTATTTTTACGGTGTAGATGATCCGATGAAACTCAAGTCGCAGAAGATAGCCAAGGGCTATGTAATGTCTGTTTGGTTTGAGGAATTGGCAGAATTTGCTGGCCGTGAAGACATTGACATCGTAGAGGATACTTTTATCCGTCAAGAGCTGCCTAATGGCAAACAGGTCAAGGTTTATTTTACGTATAACCCGCCACGTAACCCCTATGATTGGATAAATGGATGGGTAGCTGAGAAAGCAAGTGATCCAACGTACTTGATACATCACAGCACCTATTTAGATGATAAGCTAGGCTTTTTGTCTAAACAGATGATCGAGAAGATAGAGCGGTACAAAGAGACCGACCCAGACTACTATCGATGGATGTATTTAGGTGAGGTAATCGGCCTTGGTAATCATGTGTACAACATGAACTACTTTAAGCCACTACAGAGCCTCCCAGAGGACGATAGGCTTATCGGCATATCATTTGCCTTGGATACAGGGCACCAACAATCAGCCACGGCCTGTGGAGCCTATGGACTTACTGCCAAGGGTAATGTTATCTTACTTGATACTTTTTACTATAGCCCGGCTGGCAAGACTGTCAAAAAAGCACCTAGCGAGCTCACTGTGATGATCCATAACTTTATCGATGAGGTCATGAAGACTTACAGAGTGCCAAAGCTCAAGATGACCATTGACAGCGCTGAGGGCGCATTGAGAAATCAATACTTTAAGGACTACGGAGAAAGATGGCGCCCCGTGGCCAAAAAGAAGAATCAGACCATGATTGATATGGTAATCAGCTTACTAGCAGAGGGGCGCTTCTACTACCTCGACATACCAGCCAACAAAATTTTTATTGAGGAACATAAGATGTACCGATACGATGACAAGACAATCAATACAGACGACCCCAAAGTCATCAAGGAAGATGACCACACGGTCGATGAGTTCAAATATTTTGTCCTGGACAACGCTAGAGAACTAGATTTGAAAGCCTAAGGAGCAAATAATGGGAATAGTACAGACTATCAAGAATTTTTTTACGAGGAGCAAATACGTGATGACGACGCAAAATCTAGCTAATATCACAGACCACCCAAAAATAGCAGTATCTGGAACAGAGTATGACCGTATCGTGGAAAACATGAAATACTTTGCGGGAAGATATCCACAGATTGAGTACAAGGACAGCAACGGCACAAAGCAAAAGCGGGATTATAATCATTTGCCAGTAGGTCGCACTGCTGCTAAGAAGATTGCAAGCCTTGTATTCAATGAACAAGCTGAAATCAAACTGGATGACAAGAATGCTGACAAATTTATCCAGGATCAGCTACAAAATGACCGTTTCATCAAGAACTTTGAGCGATACCTAGAGAGTTGTTTAGCTCTTGGAGGACTCGCTATGCGTCCATATGTCGATAATGGCAAAGTGCGGGTGTCGTTTGTTCAAGCTCCTGTCTTCTTACCACTGCAAGCAAACACTCAGGATGTATCTAGTGCTGCTATTGTGACCAAGACGACCAAATCAGAGGGACAGAAACAAAAGTATTACACGCTTATCGAGTTCCATGAGTGGAAAGAGGGCGAGCAATACACGATCACAAACGAGCTCTACAAGTCCGATAATAAGGACACGGTAGGGGCTAGAGTGCCACTATCTACGCTTTACGATGATTTAGAGGAGACGGTTAATGTTAACGGCCTAAGCCGTCCGTTATTTACCTACCTAAAGACTCCAGGCATGAATAACAAGGATATCAACAGCCCACTTGGTCTGTCTATCTTTGATAACGCCAAAACTACAATTGACTTTCTCAATGAAACTTATGATCAGTTTATGTGGGAAGTCAAAATGGGGCAGCGTCGTGTAGCTGTTCCTACTCAGATGATTAAGACTCAGTACAATCAAGATGGTGAAAAGGTTGTAGTTAAGCGTGAATTTGAGACTGGTCAGAATGTCTATGAGCAGTTTGACAACGGAGACATGGACAAAGGTATAGGTATTACAGACCTAACTACATCCATCCGCTCTGATGATTACATCAAGGCTATTAACGAGGGTCTTGCGTTATTTGAGATGCAGATAGGCGTTTCTGCTGGTATGTTTAGCTTCGACGGCAAGAGCATGAAGACAGCTACAGAGATTGTCAGTGAGAACTCAGACACCTACCAAATGCGTAACAGCATTGTAAGCCTTGTAGAACAAGCGCTAAAAGAGCTTATCATCTCAATGATTGAGCTTGCTATTGCTTACGATTTGTACAAAGGCGGCGTTCCAACGATGGATGAAATCAGCGTTAATTTAGATGATGGAGTCTTTACTGATCGTAATGCTGAACTAGACTACTGGATTAAGGTAGTAACCGCTGGCTTTGGGACTCATGCAATGGCAATCGAAAAAGTGCTAAATGTGACACCAGAAGAAGCTATCAAAATTGAAAGTGAAGTCCACGGGAACACACTAGAAGAAGCGAATAGCGAGCGTAACCAGACGGATATTGATATTTACGGAGAATAGGTATGAAGAACTTTTTCAAAGGAATTATCCCACCAAACCCAGCAAAGGTATTCATGCAAGGCACAAGAGACTTTTTGGGCTTGCAAAGTCCGTCATTAAGACAGAGGGCTGTTACGAAGAAGGCGGTGGAAGCAATGGGAGAGGGGTTGTATGGCGGTAAAAAAGGAATTGGTGAAGCTGAATGACCAGCAACTCACACTAGACGCTAGCCAAGTATCCGAGCTTTATCATAAATTAACCCTTGAACTTTTTGACCAAGTAGTGGACAGACTGCTAGAGCGTGGGTCAGTAAGCCTTGCTGAAAATCCTTATATCTGGCAACTTGAGAAGATGAACCAGATGGGCTTGCTAAACGCTGACAATGTGAAGCTGATTGCTGAATATTCTGGAATAGCAGAAAAGCAACTAAGACAAGTTATTGAGGGCGAGGGTTACGAGGTATATAAGACTACCAGAGACCAACTAGCAGAAACTTTGGGAGCAGATGATCTTGACGATAATCCAGAAATTCAAAACAATCTGGCAAGCTACGCTAATCAAGCTCTGGGAGATGTGAACAACCTTATCAATTCGACGCTACCAGAGAGCGTGAGAAGCGTTTTTCAATCCGTCATAGAGGAAAGTGTTGGTAAAGTCGTGACGGGCATTGCAACGCCAGAGAGAGCTTTGAATGACACTATCATGAAATGGTTTGAAAAAGGCTTCTATGGTTTTACTGATAGCCAAGGTAAGCGATGGAGAGCTGATAGCTACGCTAGAACTATTATAAGGTCAACGGTCAAGCGGGCTTTTCGTGAAATGCGTACCGCACCAGCTAAAGAATTTGGCATTGATACTTTTTATTTCTCCAAAAAGGCCACTGCCAGAGAGGCTTGCGCACCCTTACAGCATCAGATTGTTACTTACGGCCCGCAAAGGGAAGAGAACGGCATCACTATCTTATCAATGGCTGACCACGGTTACGGTACACCCGCTGGGTGTCTGGGTATTAACTGTGGCCATGACATAACGCCCTTTATAGTAGGTTTCAATGAATTGCCAGACTTAGGGCCAGATGTCAAGGATATAACCCCTAGCGAGGCGATAGCGAATGCTAATGCACAAGCTAAGCAGAGAGCCTTGGAGCGGTCTATAAGAAATAGTAAAGAAAAACTCCATATTGCTAACAAATTAGGCGACAAGGAACTGATAAGCAAGTACAAGAGTAAGATACGTACTCAGCAGAGTGCTATGCGTGATTTTCTAAAAGATAAGCCGTTTCTTCATCGTGATTATGCGAGAGAAAAATACCACAAGGGTCCGTATACAGATGCTAAGAAAGAGGTTAAGGTTGGAAAAGAACTTGAAAAGCTGGAAAAACACAGAGCAGAACAAAAAGAAATGCGGGAACGTTTCGCGAACGCTGTAAAAGATGGTATAATTAAGGCAGAAATAAATGAACAAAAGCAAGCCGCCCACATCAAAGGCACTAATGAATGGTACCAAAGGCTTGAGGACGGCTTTAAAAAAGGTAAGGAGTTTGAACCAAGCTATCTGACAATCTCAATGGATGAAGCAACTAAGCTCATTAAACGTTATGCAGGAACGGGAGAGTTTAGATACTCTGATAATGGCTCATACATCCCTAGAAAAGAGATTATCAAACACAATGAAAAGATTGGGGTCTATATTGACCAAAAAACAGGGGAAATGTTTGAAACTGATAGTTTTAGGATACATTATAGAACTACAGGGGCACATATCGTACCAACATTGAAAAGGAGGAACTTAAAATGAAACTCTGGAAATTTAACCGTACAGATGTAAGTATCACGTTAAAAAATGGCGTGGTGGTTAGAGGATTTGTAGAGGATTATTGTGACGCCTCAGACAACGCAGAGGAGATGGACTCCTTGCTTGTAGATGTTGATGGAACTCCTAGAGAATATTTTGAGGATGAAATCCTTAGCATTTCAGCAACTTAGCGCTTAGAACAATCTAGGCGCTTTTATTATGCCTGAAAGGAGAGTCAATGAACAAACGCATCAAGAAAAAACGTGAGCTATATGATCGACTGAGGAAGTCAGAGGGTGCTGTGGATTATTTACTTGACCAAAACAATCAGCTGTGGAACATTGTGGATAGATTAGAGAAGATCAGCTCACAAAATGTAAAAGTTACTAACAGCCGATTTGATGAAATCGAGAAAATTATCCAGGAACTCAAGAAGCCACGTAAAAAGTCGTGGTTTGGTTTTAGATAAGGAGGTGATCCGACATCTTGACTGGTAGGAATAGACTACTAGAAAACCAATATAAAACACTATAAACCGTATGGAGTCCCATGCGGTTTTTTGCTTGACTTTATCCGCAGTCGGTAAAGAACGGAAGATAAGACCTAATTTTAGGAGGACAGAAGAATGCCAGGAGACATTCAAACACAAACTGACCAGCCAGTCAATGCTGGAGAAACCGTTGAGTCACAAACTCAAGAGCAACCTATCAAGACTTTCACTCAAGATGAGGTGACTGGTCTTGTCGCTAAAGAGTCCAAGAAAGCGCAAGAAAAAATCTTCAAAGACCTAGGGTTTGAAAATTTCAAGAGTGCCAAGGAAGGACTCCAACAGCTCAAAGAGTGGAAGGATTCGCAAAAGAGCGAGGCTGAGAAACAGTCAGAGGCGCTTGCTGTTAAAGAGAAAGAGCTAGAACTTGCTTTGTCGGATAAAAAGAACCTGGAAGCGAAACTGTCAGCTCTGACTTTGGGAGTAAATGCTGAGTCTGTTGACGATGTCATCACTCTATCTGCTCGCTTGGTAACAGATGAGGTATCTATTGAGGATGCTATCGGCCAAGTATTGCAGAAATATCCTCAATTTGGTCACGCAGAGCAAACTGAGGAGAAGAAGCCAACGTTTTCAGTCGGAGGCAACCCAACGGCTGAAACAAATCGAGAAGATGCCTTTATGAAGGCTCTAGGACTAACAAATTGATAGGAGAATAATCAATGACAATTAACTACATCACTAAACACGAGGGCACGTTTGAAAAGAAATTGATGCAAGGTGCCCTCACAAACATTTTGGAAACACCACAGGTAAACTGGTTGGGCGCTAAATCGTTCGAATTACCTACAATTTCTGTAACAGGCTATAAGGCACACACACGCTCTAAGGGCTACAATGCTGGTACAGTTTCAAACGACAAGAAAGTTTACACTCTCGGTTTTGACCGTGACGTTGAGTTCTTTGTAGACTCTGCAGACGTAGACGAAACAAACCAAGAACTTTCAGCTGCCAACGTATCTAACACATTTATCACTGAGCACGCAACTCCAGAAGTTGACGCTTACCGCTTCTCTAAACTTGCAACAGAAGCTATCACAGGTACACACTTCAAGTCTGAAACTGACTTGTCAGAAGTGAATATCTACTCACGCTTGAAAGCTGCCCTTTTGCCAGTTCGTAAATACGGCGCCCAAAATATCGTTATGTACGTTTCAAGTGAAGTAATGGACTTCCTAGAACGCTCTAAAGACTTCACACGCTCAATCGCTACTACATCACCTCAAGGCATTGACACCCGTGTCACTTCGCTTGATGGAGTTCAAATCATCGAAGTTTGGGATGATGCACGTTTCAAAACTAAGTTTGACTTTACGACAGGTTTTGTTAAAGCATCGGATGGTAAAGATATCAACTTCTTGATCGTTGCTAAGCCAGCAGTTATCGCAAAGGCTAAATTCAACTCAATCTATCTTTTCGCACCTGGTCAACACACAGAAGGTGACGGATACTTGTATCAAAACCGTTTGTATCATGACCTCTTTGTCCTAGAGACTAAGAAAGACGGTGTCTATGTATCTCATAAATCAGCTTAATAGGGGGTGAAACATGAAGAAGTACGAGAAAAACAATCAAGTCTACACTGTTCAAGAGGGCAGTGAACTTGAAATTCAATTGATTGCTGATGGGTTTAAGGAGAAGAAAGAGGAAGAAGATCCTGTCTCTAACCCTTACAGTAAGATGACCGTGGATGAATTGAAAGCCCTTCTTGAAGAGCGTTCTATCCCACTTCCAGAGGGAAAAGTTACTAAAAAGGACCTTACAGCCCTTTTAGAAAAAGGTAACGAGGAAGAGTAAGTCAAATGGCTAAATACAAAGCAACGTCAAATGTGGTCTTTACGGGCGAGGCACTAGATCAATCCTTTATTGAAGGCGAAATCTACGACTTGCCAGTTAAGACTGCAGATAATTTTAATAAGCGTGGTGCATTATCGCACCCAGAATTAAGCCCGTTTTTGGTACGGGTGGACAACAAACAAGAAGAGACAGAAGAGGTTGAAGTATAGTCAGCCTCTTTTAATTTTAAAGGGGGAATGACAATGACCTATTTGTCTTATGATGAATACCTTGATTTAGGCTTTGATGCGACAGACAGTTTTGACGAATTATACAAGCGAGCAGAAATGACTGTTAACTTGTACATTCGCAATTTCTACGCATACAAGGACTTTAACAGCGATTTTGAACCACGCAAGCAAGCGGTTAAGAACGCAGTTGCTAACCAGATTGCATACCTTGAACGCACTGGAGTAATGACTGCAGAAGAAAAGCAATCACTTGCGAGTGTAACAGTCGGACGAACCACTGTAAGCTATCAGAATGGCTCACAGAACGCTTCTACCGGAAAACGGTATAACTTATCACTTGATGCTGAAAACTGGCTGAATATGGCTGGATTTAACTATAGCGGGGTCTGCTATGATCGATAAACGAATGCTAGTAGATGAAGCTATCATCAAGAAGCGGGTAGGCATGGACGAGTGGGGCGCTGAATTGTTTAGCGAGGACTTGTATATAAGCCCTTGTCGGTTTGACCAAAGTACAAATCACGTACAATCGCAGAAGTCTGGTGCAAGTAAGAACCGCACGGTTAACTACGTAGGTGTGCTGTACATTGATACGGACTACTGCAATGTAGAGATTGATAACTCTTACATCGACGGTCAGTTGATTGTAGACAATCAAGCCTACATTATTAGTAAGATTATCCCAAACAGACACCCGATGAACAAGCGCATTTTGACTTATGAAATCGAGGTGATCTAATGGGTATCACTATTAAGGTTGATTTGAGCGGTGCAAATAAAAAGGTATCTAGCGCAAGTCTCAAAAAGGCAGAGTATGCGATAGCTAACCAAGCAATGCTGGACATGGAACAATTTGTGCCAGTTAAAAGCGGGCATCTACGTGGCACTGGTCACGTATCGGGTAACAAGATTATCTATGACACGGTCTACGCTAGAGCGCAGTTTTATGGTGGAGCGTACAACAAAAAACGCTCTTGGCACTGGTCTAAAGGTAAAACGGCTGGAACTGGCCCACGGTGGGATAAAAAAGCCACTGCCTTATATGGTAGCAGGTGGGCGGATAAAGGTAAGGAGGCTATGGGCTTATGACGAAAAATATCGGGAAAAACGACTTTTTAGAGCAACTCAATAGCTTTATCAATACGCTCAATCTGCCTATCACTTGCAGAATGGACTATCTGGACGAGGATGAGAGCCTTGTCTGCTATCCACTCGCTGGTGGCAAGGTCAACACGCTCTACATGGACGAGGCGAAGGATGTCACATTGCCTTTTGAGATTGCTATCAAGACCAAAAGTCATAGCAAGGCTAACACTTGCATCTGGGCCATTAACGAGGCTCTTTCAGAGTTTAATCTGGAACTACCAAGTAAGAATGGCTCTTATGAGTTTGACAATTTAACAGTCACGATGCCGTTCTTAAACGACAGAGACGATCAAGGATATTACATCTATCTACAAGATATTCAAGCGAATATCACAGTATTTTCAAAATGAAAGGAACATAACTAAAATATGGCACGTTTTAAAAACGCCCTCCGCGGGCATTTTATCGCACCCGTTACTGATCCAAAAACCAAGCCAGAGAAATCTGCTTACTTGGAATTAGCTAAATGGATTGAAGATGTTACGGATGACACAGATGAGGCTACAACTTCTGTAGCTTACTATGATGGAGACGGTACAGAAGAAACTACGGTTACATCTGTCAAAGGCTCATACACATTCAAAGGCACTTACGACAAGGAAGACCCAGCAATGAAACACATTGCCGGACTTAAATACAAACTCGGCAATGACCGCTTGGTTTGGCATAAAGTTGTAGATGCTGACAATAAGAATGAAACAGTGGGTATTGCTACTGTTTCAGATATTAAAGCGGGTTCTGGTGCTGCTGCAGACTACGAAGAATTCGGATGCAAAATCTCTTACAATACGCTTCCAGAAACTACCGCAGTTGTGGGGTAATTCCCATTTGAGGCGCTATCTATCATAGGTAGCGCTCTTTTTTTGTACTGAAAAGGAGATTTAAACATGACTATTAACATTAACATTGAACGCTCTGGCTTTCCCGTAAAAATTGGGGAGTTTGAGTTTTGGTTTGACACCTCGAACGAGGCAATGCAACACTTTATCAACATTGACCAGATTGTCAATGACCGATACAACGCCTATCTCGCTGAAATTTCAGAACGCTCTGCAAAAGGTGAATTTGATGATGCTAAAAAAGGTGAAATCACAGAAGAAGTCATCGGGCAAGCTATTGAACTAGAGAGAAAGCAAGTAGAAATCAAATACGATGCGTTATTCGGAGATGGTACGTTTGCTAAATTGTATGAAAAATATCCAGATTATTTAGCACTTGACGATGCACTAGATCAAGCTGACATTCTCATCGGTGAGGAACTCAAGAAAATCAAGGAAGAGCGTGCTAACAAGGTTAATGAACGTACTAGTCAGTATCTCCAAAAGTCACAGAAGAAAAAGCGCAAAACAAAAAAGTAGGACAAGCTCATGAAATTAAATGAGCCACTACTAAATAGCTTTGAGCTGGATGGCATCGAGTATGATATAGATTGCTCTTTTGATACGGTTTTAGATGTCTTTGAGGTCTTTGGTGACGACTTACTGAACGAATTGGAAAAATTCCAAGTCGCAGTAGAAATCATGACTGGTCAACATATAGCAGATGCTATGACCTTCCTCACGGTCTGGGAATACATAGATGAGCATTTTATCAAGACGCGGAAAGAAAAGCCCGTACTAGATAGAAATGGCAATCCTATGCCCGTACCAAAGGAAGAAATAGACAAGGTAAGACTCTTAGACATCGAGGAAGACGCAAGTGATATCTACGCTAGTTTTAGGATGGCCTACGGTATCAACCTCTTTGAAGAGCAAGGCAAAATGACATGGCAAGAATTTTCTGCATTGCTAAATGGAATGCCAGACAATACACCAGTCGCACGCCTTATCCAGATAAGAGACTGGAAGCCTAAGCCTCACGATCCGGCAGATTATAAAGCTAATATGCGTAAACTACAGAACAAATACAGATTAGATAGAGAGGAGGAATAGATGGCAGACGGGAAAATAGTCATTGATGTGCAAGTCAATGGCAATAAACTATCTGGCTTAGCTAGTGATTTAAGAAAGCTAGAGTCAGATGCGACACGCTCCTCTAATGGTTTTAAAAACGCTAGCAACTCACTGAAAGAAGCTGGTAACAGTGCTAAGAATAGTGCTGATGGCTTTAAAAGTGCAAGCGAAAAAGTAAAAACAGCTGGAACTAAGGCTAAAAGCAGTAGTGATGATTTTAAGACTGCAAGTTTTAAAGTTAAAGAAGCTGGCATACTAACTAAAGGTAGTGGTGAGGCTTTCAAGGATGCTGCAGAAAAAGTAAAAGAAGCGAGCGCAATCACTAAAACTAGTGGCAATGGCTTTAAAGTGAGCGCTGATTTAATCAGACAAGCTGGGGAAGTAGCTTCCCAAAGCGGTGGCGGTATTGTCAAATTTAAAGACATTGTAAAAAGCAGTGCAGACCAAGCGCAACAAAGCGCTAGCAAGTTTGACAAGCTAAAAGATAGCATCAAGAATTTTTCAGCCGGCGCGATTGCATTCAAGGCAGTCAATGCTGGTCTTGATTTAATCACTGCATCACTAGACAAGGCTATTGATCGCTTTGATACCTTGCAACGTTTTCCAAAGGTCATGGAGTCTCTTGGTCATTCATCCAAGGATGTAGCACAGTCTACTAAGACGCTATCAGAGGGCATCGAGGGCTTGCCTACAACACTAGATACAGTTGTAGCGACTACCCAGAAATTAACCTCTATGACGGGCGATTTGAAGACATCAACCAAGTTGACGATTGCGCTTAATAATGCGTTTTTGGCCTCTGGTGCATCGACAGAAGAAGCCAGTCGAGGATTGACACAATATACCCAGATGTTATCATCTGGAAAAGTTGACTTGCAAAGTTGGAAGACCCTACAAGAGACTATGCCTTATGCTTTGCAAAAAACCGCTGAAAGTTTCGGTTTTGCTGGGTTATCGGCACAGAATGACTTCTACAAGGCTTTGCAAAGTGGCCAAGTAACATTTAAAGATTTTAGCAAGCGTCTGATTGAGTTGAATGAAGGCACTAATGGTTTTGCTGAAATGGCTCGTAAGAATAGCGAGGGTATCCGAACATCGTTTAGTAACATTGTGAATGCGGTAGCTATCGGTATATCCAATGTTATTGATGCCTTTGACAGAATGAGCAAGGCAGTTACTGGGAATAGCATTGCTAAAAATCTGGATGTTGTGAAAGAAATTGTCAGAAACGTTTTTAAAACAATAGTAGGTGCCATTGATGGAGCGATACCAATAATCAAAACAGCAGTGCAGATTTTAGGGTATTTGAAACCTGTACTTGATCCATTGCTCCATATTCTGGGCGGTGTGGTCGTAGGAATTTTAGCGTTTAAAGGCGCTATGCTTGGTTTGGCTATTATCAAGGGTATAGGTGGCTTGATTACTAGCCTCGTAAGCTCTCTGACAACCTTGGCTAGCACCTCTCTGGTTGCTGAAGGCGCAACAGTTGGACTGAGTGGAGCACTGGCCACTTTATCATCGGGCGGTTTATTCTTAGTAGTCGGCGCCCTGGCTGGTCTAGTTTCTTGGTTATCACAAGAAAGCGATGCCATGAAGGAAGCCAAAGCCAAGGCAGAAGAATACCAACAATCAATCAAAAACCTAAATGATAGCGTCAAGACTGGCAATGAGAGCTACGAAGACCGTAGGCGTGAAATCAAGGCTACTGCAGAAGATAACGAGCGACTAGTCAAGAAGATTGAAGAACTAAGCGCAGTCGAGAATAAGACCGCTGCACAGAAGAAGGAGCTTGCATCATCCGCTGAAATTCTTAACTCACGCATTGACGGCTTGAATATTGCTTACGACAAAGCCACTGGCACTATCAATATGACTGCAGAAGCTATCAGAAAGCAGATTGAAATATCAAAACAATCTGCAGAAGCGGAGGCAGCGAACCAACGGCTTGTAGAAATTGCCAAACAAAGACTAGAAGTTGATGACAAAATCGCAGATGTCAAGAAGAAGCAAAAAGAAGAATTAGAGAAACTTGACAATGCAGAAGGCAAATACGGTGCTAGCATTTTATCCAACTCTGCAAAAGAAGAAATACGGAACGGGATACTCGAAGATAGCGCAGAAAAAATCAAGTCACTAGAGGAAAGCAAGAAGTCACTTGCTGACTCTGAACAGCGGGCAACAGAAATAATTGCCAATGCCAATGAGGCACAAGCTAAAGCGGTTGAAGATGCTTCTGGTCGCATGAAGCTATCGTGGGACACGATGGATGAAGACCAACGCAAGCTGGTAGAAGACATGAAAGCCCAGTATGAAGCTCTAAGAGGTGATGTACAGAACGCCTTTCAAGCCATCGAACAACAGACAGCCTTATCCGCAGAGCAGATGACCGCTAACTTGCAACAGAATATTGACGCAGTTGACAAGTGGTCGCAGAACCTTGAGATTTTAGCTCAACGTGGACTAGATCAAGGTCTTATCGAGCAGATGCGACAAGCTGGGCCTAAGATGGCAGAGCAAACGCAAGCCCTTGTAAATGCCTCTGACGAACAGTTGGGAGCATTGAATGGTAAGTGGACAGAAGCGGGCGACAAAGCCAAGGAAGGCTTCCTACGAGGCATCCGTGCCACTGGTGTAGAACTTGCTCCAGAAGTGCAAGCGATGGTTACGGCTATTGGTGATGAGTTTAGAAGCGCACTTGCAGAAGCTGGATTTGATGTGAAAGCCCGTGAAATTCCTAAGCAGACCGCTGACGGCATCCGTGCTGGTAAAGAGGACGTAGCACAAGCATCGTCTGAAATGACAGAGGCATCTAAGCAAGCATTTAATAACTTGCCAACAGAGGCTAAATATAGCGGGTCGCAAGTCAGTGGTAACTATGCTCAAGGTATCTCTGAAAGCTCACCGCTCGTACAGACTGCTAGTGATTTTATCAAATCTACTGCTATAGGTGCTATGAGTACGCTAGCTGGTGAGGGTCAGACCGCTGGGTCTAATTTTGGTGGTGGTATCTCTACTGGTATCAATTCATCACAAGGATCGGTAACGGGTGCTAGTCTTGGCATGACGATTGCCGCAGCAGGTCAAATGATATCGATGTCTCTCAAAGGTATGACTGCCGGTCAGCAATTCGGTGGTGGTATTTCTCTCGGTATCGGCTTAAAACAAGGTCAAGTAAGCTCATCTTCTAGAGGCTTACAATCTACTGCCAAACAGAGCGTGGCATCTCTTGGGTCAGATGGTCGTAGTGCTGGTGGACAATTTGGTGGCGGTCTAGCTAGCGGTATCAGCTCAAGAGGTGGTTCAGTAGCTGGCGCTTCCTCTAGCTTAAAACATACTGCTAATGCTAATTTACAAGGCGGTTTTGGCGGTGCATATAGTGCCGGTCTCTCAATCGGTGAAGGTCTAAGCGCTGGTATCTATGCTATGGCCGGTTCAGTAGCTTCTGCTGCCGCATCCATAGCGGGCGCTGCGGTAAGTGCTGCACGTTCTGCCTTGCGTATCAACTCGCCTTCAAAAGTCTTTCGTGACCAAATCGGACGAGCAATCCCAGAAGGTATGGCAGTCGGTATTGAAAAGTTCGGCTACTTCGTAGACGATAGCATGACTGGACTTAGTAAGGATGTGATTGATGCTGGTAAGGCACTTGCTGACCGTGTGTCATTCACACCAGAGAGCGCTCTGGGTCTAACTGGTTCAATCACTCCTAGCTTCGGTGCTGGTAGCGTGTCTAATTCAAGTGTTACTAACAACTATACACTTAACGCAAACGGCACAGCAAACGATAATTTCTTTAGTCCAGAAAATATGCGTAGGCTACTACGAGAAATGGCATACTACACTAATTTAGAAGGAGGTAAGATGGCTTAATGGGTACATTTAATTTCAATGGCAGAGATAGCAGTAGCTACGGCTTGCGTGTCACAAGTGACTATGTAATCGGCTCTACTGGTCAAGATATTTCAACAGTGTCAGTAGCTGGGCGTGATGGTGACTTGCTACTGTCTAACAATCGTCTAAAATCAGTTACTCTGGAATTGCCTTGTACCATCTCCTCTAGTATGAAGTTGTCAAATATTGAGGTTGAAATTAGTAACTGGTTCAATGTAGAAGGCTATAAGGATATGACTCTATCATGGGATAAAGATTTCATTTATCGCTCTGCATATCTTGAAAGTTTTGAAATCGCTAGTATCATGCGACAGTTTGGCAAGGTCAAACTTAACTTTTTAACTTATCCAGTCAAATTTTACAAACAAGGCCGTGCTACTATCACTGCTTCGAATGGCGGTACGATTAACGGTTTAGGTAATGTCAACGCAAAGCCTATCATCACACTAGTTGGAAACGGTGACTGTACTCTTACTATCAATGGTCGTAAGACTAAATTACGGGCTGTACAAGGCAAGATAACACTTGATATGCAAGCGAACCAAGTGTACAAGGAAAATCTGCCAGCATGGGATAAAGTTGTAAGGTCTCCACAATTCCAGATGCCTTATCTGGACGCTGGGCGCAACTTGATTAGTTGGGATGGCAATTTTGAAGTGTTTATCATCCCAAATTGGGGGGTTAAGCTATGAGGCCTATTTTATTTAATAAAAATGAGACGGTCTTTGATACCTACGGCCTTGGTGAGCTTAACGTTACCAAAGGGACGGTCACAAGGGAGCGTAACGGGAATTATACGCTATATGCAGAAATTCCCGTGAATGACCCTATGGTCTCAATCTTGCAGAAAGAGATGAAGCTAAAAGCTGACGCTGGTCTACGTACCAAAAATCAGACTTTTGAAATTTCACGCATCGTCAAAGATAGCAGTAACATTGTTAAAATTTATGGTCAACACATCTCGCATAAGCTAGAGTATATGGCCATCAGAAATGGTGCAACCCTAAATGGTACAGCCTTTAACGCTCTATCGCTTTGGAGAAATGCCCTAATCGGTGATTATCGCTTCGATGTGTGGTCAGATATTCAGACAACTGCCACTACCACGCTAACCATTGACAAGGCTACTAATGCCCGTCTTGCTCTTGGTGGTGTAGAAGGGTCTATCCTTGATATATGGGGCGGTGAATACGAGTTCGACAATATGACCGTTCGACTGCATAAGCAATTAGGCCGTACCGCACCTACTGTACTAGAGTATGGTCGGAATATCCTATCTGCTGAAACAGATGAGACTATTGAAGACGCTTATACAAGTGTGTTGCCATTCGCTACTTACACACCCGAAAAACCAGAAGGGGATACGAGCGACAGTCAGCCAGACCCTATCACGGTAACAATCCCAGAAAACTATGTAGATAGCAAATATAAGGTTCTCTATGCTCATCGCAGAATTAAGGTCATTGACTTTTCAAGTGAATTTAGCACGGATAGCAAAAAGAAAAACATTCCAAACGCTGACAAGTTGCGAAAACTTGCGACTGACTACATGGAACGCAACGCAATCGGTAAGCCTAAAATCAATACCAAAATCGAGTATGTAGATCTAGCTAAGACGCTAGATTATGCAGATCGTGCTTGGATCGAGGAATTGGAACTTTGTGACATTGTGCCTATCTACTATCCACAGATTGGGCTAACAGATGAGACTGCCAAAGTAACTACTATCACTTACGATTTTGTCAACGAGCGAAATGCAAGCGTAGAATTTGGCGAAATCGGTACGAATGTACGGGCTACGATGCAAAGCGGTCTAGCCGGCAAGGTTGATGAAATCGCAAAGGCGCAACAGAATTTTGAGAATAGTCTACCAGACTATCTGTTAAATGCGCAAGGCAACAAGGTCTGGTACAACCGTCCAGATGATGGTATTGAGCATAAAGTCGGTGATATCTGGTTCGAGAAGAACGGCCTATATGACCGAATGTATATCTGGAATGGCTCTATGTGGGAGAAGCGCATTGACACGGAAGATGTCGATATGGTCAAGAAAGAAGTCAATAGAAAACTTGAAGAAGCTAAGACAACTACTGACCGCGCTATCGCAGAAGCTAACAAGCGAGCAGAAGAGGCTCTTAAAAAAGCCGGTACATTGCCCGACACGAGCAAACTGTCAGACCAGATCAAACAGCAGATTTTAGCTAGTCAAGACTTGACTCAAAAGGTCACAGAAACGCTCAATCAGACAGATAGTGCAGTAATCTATAATAAGATTTACCAAAATATCAAGCAAGATTTTGCTGTAACGGATGAAATCGGCCCTGTTTTGGGCGGTATCAATCAAAAAATCAGAGCTCAAACCCTCGAATTTAACAAACTCACAGAGTCGAACAAACTCTACGAACGTATCATCGGCACATCCGAAACAGACGCACCCGATAAGGTATCACGGCTTGTTATGTCTAGTGAGATTTTTAGAACTGAAGTTGGTAAGTATGTCACGGATGATAATAACTTGATTGTAAACTCCATGACAATGGATAAAAACACACTTATCGGAGCTACTAACTCTAATGTTAGAGTCTCGCTAAATGATGGCATTTTTACAATTTATGCTTTTGGTCTCACATCTTACAATTGGACAGGATTCTCGCTTCCGATTTATGTTAAAAAAATATATCATGGCGAAACATATACTTTGGGGTTCAAATATCGCATTAGGTATTATCCAGATAGCGCGTTCGCTTTTAACATTAAAAATCACGGGCAAAATAAGGTTTTGCTATATTCTGATATCGGCAAGGAACAGCCTAAACTTCATGAATGGCAAGAGTTCCAAAAGACTTTTAAAGTTGAAGAAGATTTTGCTTTTGGCGAAGATGCAAACTATCCATTTTATATCTATCTAGCTAAAAATGGATGGATCGAGTTCAAAGAGCCGATCCTTGTCCGTGGTTCGAATACTGGCCCTTATAAACCGAGCCAGTTCGACGACGCTTACAAGTCGGTTGAGGCTACACGGACTCAAGTCACACAGCTAGCAGGCTCGTGGTCGGTTAAAAATCTAAGTAGCGCCGGTGACGTGCTTAACTCTATCAACTTGCTTGCGAATGGCACGAACCGAATTGATGGACGGCTAACGCACATCACGGGTCAGACCGTCATCGACAATGCGGTTATCAAAGACGGGATGATCGAAAAAGTATCCGCTAATAAATTAACCGCTGGAACAATCGACGCTAACGACGTGGATATAATCAATTTAAACGCTAAAAGCATTACGTCTGGGACGTTCAAAGGTCTTACTTACGAAGGCGGTATTATCCGTGGAAACAATGGTAATACTGAAATTAACTTAAATTCTAATGTAACAACTTATAAAAGTACGGCTAAAATTGAGTTTCTATCTCCTTCGAATTCTTTAGAGTTTAATTCTGGAGGCAATAAGGCTTTCTTGTCTCCGTCGGTTTCGACCGGAACTAATTACGGCGCGATTTCGCTCGGTGTTAACGGCAGAGGAGAATTAGACTCGGACGCCAATTTCACGGGCATAAAAATTTTTAACGAGCCTAGAGCGCGCATGGTGGCGCTTGTCGGTGATGTCCGGATCGCTAAAGACCCATTCACACGTCTCGCACAAGGGAAATCCTTAGCTGAATTATTCGGGTACATAAATGATAATTTCAAGATGCTAAGAGAGTTCCGCAATCGACACGGAGAAGGCTCACCCGGATTTTGGGACGTTTCATTGTAAGAAAGGACACTATGAACACAGTAGATAAAATTGTAAATGATATCGCGCAGAGGCTCGCGAACGCAATCGTAGAGGGATCTAATTACAAGGTCTTGCACGAAGAAGCTCAAGAAAGACTTGCTGAAATG